GTTTAAACTATCCTTTCTTCTTTAAACCTATACAAGATGGTATGGATAGACCAAAATCGGAATTAGCATATAGAGTTCCTGCTAAAAAGTTTACTCGTAAAAAAATGGGTGTACATGAGGAGCAAGATGATATGGAAGGATTAGATACAACTATTGACTGGAAAAACACAGGTGATAATAGTTACGATGGTGAAAAACTTTCTTTATTAGTGCATGATGAGAGTGGTAAATGGGAAAGACCTGATAATATAAAAAACAACTGGAGAGTTACAAAAACTTGTTTACGATTAGGTAGTAGAATTATAGGTAAATGTATGATGGGGTCAACTTCTAATGCTTTAGATAAAGGAGGTGATAATTTTAAAAACTTATATTACAACTCAGATGTTTCAAAACGAAATAGAAACGGACAAACTAAATCAGGATTATATTCCTTATTTATACCTATGGAGTGGAACTACGAAGGTTTTATTGATGAATATGGACAACCAGTATTTAATAATCCAAAAGAAGTTAAATTTGACCCACACGGAACGGAAATAGATTATGGTGTAATAAACCACTGGGACAATGAAGCTGAGGGTTTAAAAGATGACCAAGACGCTTTAAATGAGTTTTACAGACAATTCCCAAGAACAGAAGAACACGCTTTTAGAGATGAAACTGGTAATAGTTTATTTAACTTAGTTAAAATATACGAACAAATAGATTATAACGATGGAAATAGAAATTCATCTGTTTTAACAACAGGTAGTTTTCAGTGGCAAAATGGAGTTAAAGACACGAGGGTTATATTTAGTCCAGATCCTAACGGTAGGTTTAAGGTTAGTTGGGTTCCTAATGTTAAACTACAGAACAGTGTTTACTTGAAAAATGGAATAAGATACCCTGGTAATGAACATATGGGAGCCTTTGGTTGTGACTCGTATGATATATCAGGAACAGTAGATGGCACTGGATCAAAAGGAGCCTTACATGGATTGACAAACAGCTGATATCTTTTTTGAAGACGTTTTAATGGCATTGGTATTTTATGGTATGCCACTATTAGCAGAGAATAATAAACCTAGACTTTTATATTACCTTAGAAGAAGAGGATATAGAGGTTTTAGTATGAATAGACCCGATAAAGTTTGGAATAAACTTTCTGTGGCAGAAAAAGAAATTGGTGGAATACCTAATTCAAGTGAAGATATAAAACAAGCACATGCTGCAGCAATCGAATCGTATATTAATGACCACGTTGGGTTAATAGAGGATGGTATATATGGTACTATGTATTTTAATGCAACACTGAATGATTGGTCTAAATTTGACATAAATAGAAGAACTAAGCATGATGCTTCAATAAGTTCTGGTTTAGCGATAATGGCTTGTAATAGACACTTATATAAATCAAACCCAACGGTTGAAAAATTATCATTAGGACTAAATATATCAAAATACAATAACAAAGGAGTGGCATCACAAATTATAAAACAAGAAACATGAGAGATACTTTTGTAAATTTTCCATCTCAAGCAGTTAGTGATCTAGAGAAACTAAGCCAAGAATATGGCGAAAAAGTTGCTAGAGCTATAAGACATGAGTGGTTTTCTGGAAATACAAATAAGTTTAATGGAAACTTAAATGAGTTTAGAAAATTAAGATTATATGCTAGGGGTGAGCAATCAATACAAAAATATAAAAATGAATTATCTATTAATGGTGATTTATCATACTTAAACTTAGATTGGAAACCTGTACCTATTATTCCTAAGTTTGTGGATATAGTTGTAAACGGTATGGCTAATAGATCTTGGGAAATAAATTGTTTTTCGCAAGATCAATATGGTGTTAGCAAGAGAACCGAATATATGGAATCTATACTACGTGATATGAGAGCTAAAGATTTTAGTAATATATTTAAATAAAAATAAAAACGTTATGAGTGTTTTAAACAAATTATTTTCCGGAGGAGCTAGTAAACTAGTTGAA